CTCAACCCCTCTTCGAGCTTCCCAAGACGCCCCTCTACATCAGCGCTCTCTGGTTGCGGCTCAAGGGCTTTTCGTTCCCACTGGGCGGCAACCGCTGCTCTTTTATCTACACAGGCATCCACCTCTTCCTGGGTGTCATGCCATTTACTGCAACCCGGACACGCTACCTTGAGTTCGGTGGGTAGTGAAAGCGACCACCCCTTATCAAGGTTAGCGTCCCGAGTCCCTTGTTCCAGTATCTTTCCGTCACTATTCTTGCGTACAAATTCACGCCATGACGGGATCGAAAATACTTCCTCCCCTGTCGGGGTGTAGTACCGCTGCTTCCGGGGGCCACCCCAGACTCCTCCGACCGCGGCCCCCGTCCTAGCAGCTTCTTGCTTTGTACTGTTAACAGCCATAAACCACCTGTCTAATTAGCTACCCATGATGATAAAAACGTGCTGATAATCCGTTGTAACGGAAATCGGGTTGCAAACGAGGGCGACGTTCATATTGTCGTCCCCGGTGGCTACATGAGGGTCTACGGCACCAGTAGTGTTTGTACTGGGAACAACGCACTGACCGAGTACCATCGTGCCTTGTGCAAAAACGGCTGCGTCGCCGTATGTCTGTTGCCAGAAGTATGCTCCGCTGGCTACATCCGTGGGCGTAAAGCCCGTCGGGATGCCATCGGGTGTCGTGTTATAGAGAAGTGTCCCATTATACGGGTTCGCCTTAAGGCCACACAGAGACGATGACGTAAGCGCAGTTTTCACTGTCTGCTTTCCCTCAAGGGGTACAGTGAAGTCACCCGAAGAGTCTACCGCAGCGTGTGTGGCAATACGGAAACTCTGACCCTGCCCAGCGTTGTCGTTCACATAGACGGTGCCACCCTTGTACTGGTCTTTGGTTACTGCTGTCCCACCGACGGTGATAACGATAGAACTGGCTCCGGCAGCCGTGGCCGCAGTTACCAAGTCCATGTCGTGGTTGCCAATCGCAATTGAGTTCTGGCACATCAATCCAGCAGTGATAGCCTCACCTGCCAATGAGTACCTGAATACTCTTCCGTCAGGCATAAGACCCTTTGTTCCAAGGGTAACTCCACGGGCTTCCGTGGTAGAGGTGACAAGCTCGTCACCATAATCAAGTCCAACATAATTCAAAAATGCCATTCTATTATTCTCCCAACCTTTTATTTACTCTGTGTCGGTTACGAGACACAGGCTAGTTATGCGGGATCAGATGCGTCTGCATAGAGTGTGACGATCCAGGATGCCAGGTACTCACCGACGGCGTACTCGCCGACCACGTTGAGTTCTGTGGCTCGTAGGGACTCGTCACGCTCTGGGCTGACATCCCATTCCTTCGACGTAACAAGAACCAGGCCACCACCGTTACCGGCAGCAAAGACCGCGCCACTGGCGCCGTCTCCACTATCGATGGATATGTTGCCTCACTCATAGACATCCATACCGAAGATGCGACCCACGGTGTAATTCCGTAAAACGTCTTCAGCGATACCCATTCCGGTAGCACCCAATGGTGTTGTGCCACCCGGGAGTGTTGGTGTGAATATGTCCACCAGATCAAGAAGCACGAACGGGTGATGGACCGCTACATAGGGCTTCGGTGCGGGCCCACCATTGGCAAGTGATACACCGCTGAGAGCTGCCCATGCTGCGGCAAAGATACCTAGGGTAGCCGCTGTGGCATCAGCACCCATCGTTTCCGTGCCATCGTCGAACTGACCGGCTAGATCCTGTTCACGCTTGGAAACCATTGCGTCACCGAGGATTCGACCGGCTGCCCGGATGACATCCTCCTGGTTGTCCCGAACAAGCTTGTCGGTAATTACGATCTGTGCGCCCACCTCTGCTGGTGTAAACTGCACGTTCGTATCTGACATCGCAACGGGGTTCACCATGTCGATCCCCTCGGTGAGGGGATTGGCAGTAACTGTCCCAAAGTAGGGAAGATTTACAGTAGTACCGTTATGGATCTCTTTATTGATCCTCCAGCAAAGGCTGGATATGACTTCCTTGAACTGTTCCGTAAATCGAGCTTCCTCGATAATCGTTGGAATCGTATCTCCAAGGAATGACGTAGCTGTTGTGTTAATAGCCATCTAATTCCTCCAGTGCCTACAAACCCCTCGCTTTCCGCGCTGCTATGTAAGCCGCTCGGTGAGCTTGAGGATCTTTTGTATAGGCATCTCGTATTTCTGCATATGATTTTCCGACACTTGCGCCTGAACCTCCCGGGGCCATTGTCTGTGGTGTTTGGGGATGTTCCGTTGATCCCTGAGCACCGGTATTCCCCTGAA